CAAAGAAACTATCTTTATTACCCTTCCAAACCGGTACATGGGAATTGTTTTATTTCTCATGCTGTTGGCCATCATTTTAAAATAGTCGAAACTGAAAATTTTCTACGCCTCGCGCGTATATCCTACGTTTTCGGGGATGTAATGTCCCCGAGAATAGTAATTTTCATTTAAAATAACCATCCTTTCCATAATATTTATAGGTATGTAATAATTCATTTTTATATAAAAAATAAGAACCTATTTTTCTAAAATTATTATTCATTGTATTTCTATTTTTTACAGAAAACCATTCTGAAGCTGAAGTATTGTATATTTTATTATATGTAGAAAAACGTTTAAAAAAATTATGAAGGGTTTTTTCTAAGTCAAATCCATTTCTTGGAATATATTCAAAAGTAGCCATGTAGTTTAAACCAAAAGGATTGTCTGTTCTTCCTGTAGATCTACTTTCTACACCACTACCTGTTCTACCTATTTTATAATGATTAGTTTTATATGGACGTGTCTCTTCGGCAAGATACACTATTGTAGTAGTGTTATTATATCCTAACATATCAAAAACTTCTTTAAATTTATTCATCGTTCTTACAACTCTTTTATAATTTCCTTTTTTATAATCTTCACCTAATTTTTCGTGTGCTGATTTTAATAAATAATAAAACTCTTCTAAAATTCTATTAATGGCTAGTTTGTTGTCTTCAAAATTTTTTTCCCTTAATTCTTGAATGTATGCAACAACTAAAGGATATTGAATAGGGTTTTGTAGTTTTGAAGCCTCTATTCTTGCAGATTTTTCACTATATCCAGCTTCAACTGCACATTGTTCATTAGTCATGCTCCCTTTATTAGTTACTAAAAGTCTAGCAAATTCTCTTTGCCTTTCGGTTAATCTTTTAGGTACTCCCATTATATCCACCCCATATAAATCTTAATCCCAAAATAAAACGTCATCATAGTTAATAGAAAAAATTCGCTGCTTATATTCATCATATCCAAGCCTTAAGTTCTTCACCCATAACTTTAGAGGCAATATTAATTTTCTTGCGGAGAGACTTGACGATTTTTTCATCAACGGTTTCTTCTGCGAGAATATCCACATAGGTCACTGATTTCTTCTGCCCGATTCGGTGAGCACGGTCCTCGGACTGAATTCGTTTTTCTAAGTCATACCCGTTAGAATAGTAAATCACGGTATTAGCCGCAGTTAAGGTTAATCCATATCCCCCTGTAGCAGGTGTTCCAATAAAAAAGCGTACTTTAGAATCATTCTGAAAAGCGTCTTTATTCTTCTGTCTTTGATCTTGGGGCGTGAGTCCATAATAATCAACCACGGATCTCGGACCATATCTTTTAATAAGAGCTGCTTTAATAATTTGTATATCTTTTTGCCAATGAGCCCATATGATTGCTTTTCCTTCTACTTCATCTAAAATATCCAAAAGCTCATTTAACCTATTACTCTTTATTTCTTGAGTTGTGCCATCATCCGCTACAAAATGACCACATGTAATTTGTTGTAATCTCATCAATTGAGTTAAAACAGTCATAGTAGTGATTTGTTTTCCATTAAGAGTAGCTAATGCTTCTTCTTTCATCTGGTTATAAACTTTCTTTTGTTCAGGAGATAATTCAATCTCTCTTTTCATATAAATCTTATCAGGTAAATCTAAACAATCTTCTTTTAAAACTCTATATGAGAATGTTTTTAATTGTTCAGCTAATTCTTCCAAATTTTTAAAATGGCTCACTATCTGGATAGAGCGACCTGCAACATGCATGGTTTTCATTTCTGCATATCTATTTCTAAATGCATAATAAGAAGTAAAATCTAAATGTTCTTCATTTAAAAATTCACACTGACTATATAAATCCAAGGGATTTTTAGTAACAGGAGATCCTGTCAAAATTCTACGGTATTGGGCTCTTGGAGCAAGAGATATAATATTTTTAGTTCGTTTAGCTCTAGGATTTTTGATAGTGGTAGATTCATCTATACACATCAAGGTTTTATGAGATAAGAGAAATTTTTGAGCAAACGCTAATCCTTTCTGAGTACTCAAAGCTTCAACATTCATAATGAGAATATGAAGTCTTTCATCTGTTTTAAATAAATTTCCTAACTTGTGTGATTGTGATTTAGTTATATTTGCTTGCCACAAAACTGACACATTTTCTATATGATTTGGTAAATGAGCGGGTAGTTCTTGAGTATACCACGTTCCCATCACACCTTTGGGAGATATAATTAAAGCACCATCTATTTTTCCTCGGTCATATAGCATCGCAATATTATCAATTAGAACTTTAGTTTTCCCTGTACCCATTTCCATGAAGTAGGCATAAGTTTCCTTATTCCAGGATTTTTCCAAAGCCGTAAGCTGATGCTTATAAGGCGGTGTCTTAAATTTATAATTCATACTTCTTTCTACTTGATTTAATATATAGGATATCTTATATATAATGTCAATGGAAGAAAGTAGAAAAGTTAAATTGCCAATTGTATATGTAATACAAGAGATTGCAGGTACCAAAGACGGAAAGCCTAAAATAAATATTTTAGGAGCTGCTGAATATGGAACCTTTAAATTTCTATTGCCTGAACTTTCGCAAATGATATTTTCTCCAGGTCCCTTAATCTTTAAATTAAGAAAAGGTTTAAAAGATTATAATACTGAAGACTTTTTATTATTAACAGGAGATCCTGCTATTATTGGAGTCGCATGTTCTATCGTTGCTGATATGACAAATGGTAAATTTAATTTATTAAAATGGGACAAACAAGAAAGAAAATACTACCCGATTCACATCAATTTATTCGAGAAAGGAGACTTAGATGAATCAAATTAATTTCGAAAAAGATCAGACAGAAATTTTAGACAAAACTGATCATATCGACAAACTTGCAAATAAAATAAAAGAGATGCAAGCAATACAGAAAGACATAGCGCAAAATGAAGAGTATCTTAAACAGAGAAAAAAAGATTTAGAACTGATTTCTGGAGAAGCTATTCCCACTATGTTGACAGAGATGGGACTATCTTATCTCAAACTTGCTGATGGATCATCAGTTGAAGTTAAAACAAATTATAGCGCCACTATAACTCTAGCTAATAAAGAGAAGGCGTTTAACTGGCTTCGTGAAAACGATCTGGGAGATATAATAAAGAATGAATTAACTGTATCTTTTGGTCGTAACGAAGATAACAAGGCAGCAGAATATGCTGAACTTGCGAAGGGTCAAGGGTATCAACCGACACAAAAGCTGAAGGTTGAGCCCATGACTCTGAAAGCGCTTGTCCGTGAGCGTATCGAGGGAGGGAAACCCCTTCCAACGGAAATTTTCAATGTATTCATTGGAAATAAAACAACAATAAAAAGGAAACAATAACCATGAAACAAGAAGCAGCAATCGCGAAACGTGATAATGCAGGACCATTGGCTTCAAATGTATTTGAAGCTGATGCAGGTCAAGGCATTGCGAATATAAAGCAAGAAGATTTAGCTTTACCATTTCTCAAAGTCTTGGGCCAATTATCCCCTGAAGTAAATACAAGGGACGCTAAACATGTTGAAGGTGCACAACCTGGCATGATCATCAATACGGTAACATCCGAATTGTATGATGGCGACAAGGGGATAGAAGTATTGCCCGTCTATTACAAAAGACAACAGATAGAATGGCAAGACAGAGGTGAAAGTAAAGGAGCTCCCGTTCATATTTATGACGCAGGAGACGACATACCTAAAACTACAAGAGATAAAAGTTTTAAGGATAGATTAGCTAATGGCAACTATCTTGAAAATACTGTAAGTCACTTTGTAGTATTACTCGGCAAAACTCCTACAACAGCTTTGATTTCCATGAAGGCGACTCAATTAAAAATTAGTCGTAAGTGGAATTCGATGATGATGGGGATTAAAATGCAGGGTAAAAATGGTTTATTTACACCGCCAACATATAGCCACATTTATAAACTAAAAACTGTACAACAGTCTAATGACAAAGGTACATGGTTTGGTTGGGATGTGTCCAAGGTTGGACCTATCACCGATAAAGGGATTTATGAAATCGCTAAAGGTTTTTCTAAAAACGTCGCTCAAGGCGCGGTTATAGCAAAACATGGCGAATCTCAACCCAAAGACGAAGCACCGTTTTAATCACTTCTTTGTGAAGAAGAAAGGGGCGGTAGCGCGAGAGTTAAGCCGCCCCGCAAAACTATTATGAAGAATTTTATAGATTTATTTACAGGATTAAAACGAGCTCACGGGTGTACTTACGTTGAAAAGAAAAGCTCTGATGGAACAAAGGTTAAGGGAAAATCTTTCGTCAAACGTGAACCAGTCACCAATAAACTCTGGCAAGATCATTTAAATGGTATTGAACCAAGTTTAGGCATCATACCAATCGATGAAAATAATAAATGTAGATGGGGATGTATCGATGTTGATAAATATAATTTAAATCATAAAAAACTTATCAATCTTATTAACAATAATCAATTACCTTTAACTGTATGTCGATCTAAAAGTGGAGGAGCACACATCTTTTTATTTACTACTATTCCCGTAGAAGCCAAACTAATGAGAGATAAACTCACAGCAATTAGAGCCTTTTTGGGATTTGGTAATGCAGAAGTTTTTCCAAAACAGATTGAATTGAAATCGGAAGATGATACAGGGAATTTTTTAAATTTACCATATTTTAATTCAGAAAATACCACACGATATGCCTTTAATTTTAAAGGGGAAGCTATTACAATATCTCAGTTTTTTTTAGCAATAAAACGACTTACTCCTGAAGAATTAGATAAACTAGAACTTAAACGACCTGCATCAGAATTTAGTGATGGACCTCCCTGTATAGAATCCTTAACTCAAAATAAATTAAACGATGGTAGGGATAGAGTGCTTTATCAATATATACAATATGCAAAAAGAAAATGGCCAGAAGAATGGCAAAAACATATTAATGCATTTAACTATAAATATTTTGATCCCCCTTTAGAAGATAAAATTATCCAAGAAAAAATAAAATATAATTTAAATAAAGACTTGGGATTTAAATGTAATGAAGAACCAATGTGTGATCATTGCGATAAAAAATTATGTTTAACAAGAAAGTACGGTATCAGGGGTCAGTCTTTATTTCCTGATTTATCTGATTTACAACTAATCAATTTGGATAACCCTTATTATTATGTAAATGTAGATGGTGAAAGAGTAAAACTTAAAGAAACTGCCTATCTTCAAGAACAAAGATTATTTCAAAGAGCAGTTATGGAACAAGCCTATAAGGTTCCACCAACTTTAAAGAAAAACGATTTTACTAATATGGTTAAAATGCTGTTTGCCAATATGGAAATTGTTGAACCACCTAAAGGATCCTCCAAGGTAGAACAGCTTCTTGAACATCTTGAAGACTATTGTACGGACCGTACAGCCTCAGGTGCTACTAAAGAATCTATGATTGATGGAAATGTATGGACACATGAAGGAACACATCATTTCATCTTTAGAGAATTTTTTCATAAATATTTACTCATGAAAAAATGGAATGAAAAATATGATGAAACACAAATGTTATTGACAGATAAGTGCGGATGTAAGATTAAAAGAGAAATGATAGGAAAGAAAAATAAAACAATCATGACTATAGAAGAATTTCAAAAAGCAGAAAATGTATATCGTCCTAAACAATTTAAACCAAAGGAAGTATTTTGATTAAAGGACAATTAAATTTATTTGAACCGCCGCGCTTAACTTCAACAGGTTTAAAAATTAATTTTAAAAAAGGAATTGATCTCTCAGAGGTTGATTTAAACACGCCAGAACAAAACCTTTTAATAAAAAAAGGAAAATATATTATTTATCCTACTGGAGAAACTCATCCATTTGGAGATAAAATTAAATCTCTCTCAGGTACAGATTTTCCTTTTATTATTGCTCATCATGATCGTAAAACAAATATTTTAAAACCATACCTGGTTTCCTCTATGGAATATCCACGTATAACTTTACAAACCATTGAAGGAAAAAGTTTTCATATCTTATTTCATAAATTAGTTGGTAGATCTTTTTTTAAACCACCAGAAAATATGACGTGGAAAGAAGCTGAGAGACTTTGGGTATTTCATCATCACGATGGAAGAAAATGGGATTATAGAATAAAAAATCTTAAGCTTACAACTCAGAAAATAAATCTAGGAATTACAAAAAAGAAAATGGACGAGGAAACTCTTTTAAAACAAGCAGAACTAAAAGGGTTATTTTAATGAAAACAATTGTGTTGGGACCACCAGGCACAGGTAAAACAGAAACTTTATTAAGAGAAGTAGAGAAATATTTAAAAACAACTGATCCTAATCGTATTGGCTATTTTTCTTTTACCCAGAAAGCTGCGAACGAAGGTAGAGAACGTGCAATGGATAAATTTAATTTAACCGAGGATGATCTTCCTTATTTTCGAACCCTCCATTCCCTAGCATTCAGAAGACTCGGTCTTAAAAAAGAAAATGTAATGCAACGTGAGCATTATGCAAAGGTGGGAAAAGAAACAGGCTTACGTGTGGATTATAATGAATGGGACGATGAACAGACAGGATTATTTACTACAAAAAGTGATTATTTAAGAATTATTCAACTCGCTAAATTAAGAGACATTACACTTGAACAACAATATAATTTAAAAGAGCATTCTCAGGATGTTTCAGTTCAGAAATTGAAAAATTTAAGTGGTGAATTAGAGAGTTATAAAAAAGCTCACGGACTTATTGACTATAATGACATGATTTTAGATTTTATAAAATCAGACGCGTCCCCTGCATTTGATGTCGTCTTTATCGACGAGGCTCAAGACTTATCTCTAATGCAGTGGAACATGGCTAAATCCATTTGGAATAAAACAGAAGATTCTTATATTGCAGGTGATGATGATCAAGCTATTTTTAGATGGGCAGGTGCAGATGTTGATAGTTTTATTGCTCAAACAGGAAAATTTTTAAAACTAACTCAGTCTCTGAGAGTACCTAGGGTCGTGCATGATGTGGCCATGAATATTGTAAAAAAAATTTCCAAGCGTCATCACAAAGAGTGGGAACCTAAAAATAAAACAGGTTTACTTTCTTATTATCATGAATTTAAAGATGTGAATATGAGTAGTGGAGACTGGTATGTCTTGGCAAGAACTCGTCACATGTTGAATAAATTAGAAGAAACTTTATATCGAAAGGGTCTCTATTATAAAAATAAATTCAAGAAAGGTTATGAAAAAGATTTATATGAAGCTGTTATTGATTGGGAAAAATGGCGTAAAAACAACAACTTAAATCATGATCAAATTAAAAGAGTGGCATCCTACATGTCTCCCAACCATTATCAAAAAGAAAATCTACAGTATCTCGATAAAGATAAAGCTTACAACATGACAGAAGCTTATAACAGCCAAGGATTAAAAACTAAAACAGTTTGGTATGAGGCTTTTGATTCTGCTCCACCCAAACAAGTCAATTATATTAGAAAGATGAGAGCAAATGGAGAAGCTTTGAACAAAGAGCCGCGCATTTTTTTATCAACGATTCATGGGGTCAAGGGGGGAGAATGTTCAAACGTAGTTCTTCTTACCGATTTAAGCAGAAATACTCAAAAAAATATGGATCGTTTTCCTGACGACGAGAATCGATTGTTCTATGTTGGAGCAACACGAACCAAAGATCACTTACATATAATCAAACCAAAAGATATTTATAAATCATTTAGAATATGAGTGTTTATAAAAAACAAATTGGAGGATCTCATTATAAAAATATGAAGATCCAGCCTAGCGAGTTCATTAACAAGAACAAATTGCTATTTGCAGAAGGAAATGCTATTAAATATATCTGCAGACACGCAGCTAAAGGAGAAGTACAAGATTTGGAAAAAGCAAAACACTACATCGATATGATTATTGAAAGAGATTATTCCTAATGCAACTTCCTCTCTTCAAGCCACAGACAGAGTGGCTCCCTCCTGAAACATTTCCTGATTTAACCCAAGCTTGCGAAATAGCAATTGATTTAGAAACGAGAGATCCTAATCTAAATATAAGAATGGGATCAGGTTCTGTGGTTGGAGTAGGTGAAGTCGTAGGAGTCTCAGTAGCAACCGAAGATTTTTGTGCGTACTATCCTTTTGCTCATGAAGGCGGTGGTAATATGGATCGTAAGATGATCATCAAATGGCTTACCGCTGTTTTAAAAACACCCTCCGATAAAATTTTTCATAACGCAATGTATGATGTGTCATGGTTAAGAGCCATGGGTTTAAAAATTAATGGCCGTATTATAGATACCATGATAGCAGCAGCCTTATGTGATGAGAATCGATTACGTTATGATTTAAATGGTTGTGGACGAGATTATGTGGGTAAAGGTAAGGATGAATCTGCATTATACGAAGCAGCGAAATCATGGGGGGTCGACCCTAAAGCTGAAATGTATAAACTTCCAGCAATGTACGTTGGTGCTTACGCCGAGCGTGACGCACAACTCACACTGGAGCTGTGGCAGGAATTAAAAAAAGAAATTTTACACCAGGACATAGAGTCCATATTCAAAATGGAAATGGAATTATTTCCCTGTCTGGTTGATATGAGATTTCTTGGAGTACGTGTAAATCAAGAACAAGCAGCGATCGAAAAGAAAACATTGGTGGAACAAGAGAAAAAAATGTTGGGTGAGGTGTTAGTAAGTACGGGGATAGATGTTCAGATCTGGGCTGCACGATCCATTGCTAAAGTCTTTGATAAGCTAGGACTTCCTTATGATCGAACGGTTAAAACGGAAGCCCCCTCTTTTACTAAAAATTTTTTAGCGAATCACCCCCACAATGTTGTGAAATGTATTGCTAAGGCTAGAGAAATTAATAAAGCTCACACAACTTTTATTGATACTATCATTAAACATAGCCAAAAAGGTAGGATTCATGCGGAAATTAACCAACTTCGATCCGAAGGTGGAGGGACCGTGACGGGAAGATTCAGTATGAATAATCCAAACCTCCAGCAAGTTCCAGCACGAAACAAGGAGCTCGGACCACGGATCAGATCTTTATTTATTCCAGAAGAAAAATGTACATGGGGTTGTTTTGATTATAATCAACAAGAGCCCAGACTTGTCGTACACTATTCATCACTACAAAATTTATATGGCGTTGATGAAGTCGTTGAATCTTATAAAAATGAAGATGCCGACTTTCATAAGATTGTTGCAGACATGGCGGATATTCCTAGAACTCAAGCGAAGACCATTAATCTTGGTTTGTTTTATGGAATGGGAAAAAATAAATTACAAGCAGAACTTGGAGTAAGTAAACTTCAAGCTGAAGATTTATTTAGAACGTATCATGCTAAAGTTCCTTTCGTAAAACAATTAATGGATGCAACAATGAAACGTGCTCAAGATTCAGGAAAGATTCGTACCTTAATGGGTAGACTGTGTCGTTTTCCTTTATGGGAACCTAATCAATTCGGGATTCATAAAGCATTACCTCATGATCAAGCACTCTTGGAACACGGACCAGGGATCAGAAGAGCTTATACCTACAAAGCATTAAACAGATTAATACAGGGATCAGCCGCTGATATGACTAAAAAAGCAATGATTAATCTACATAAAGAAGGAATTATACCTCATGTACAAGTACATGATGAGTTGGATATTTCAGTAAAAGATGATAAAGAAGCTAAACAGATAGTACAAATAATGGAAACTTCAGTCGAGCTAGAAGTACCTAATAAAGTGGACTATGAAGCTGGCTCAAACTGGGGCAATATAAATTAGGAGGAACTATGGAAAAAGCAAAACAACTTTGGACATTAGCAAAAGCTAATCCAAAGATATCTGCCGCAGCAGTGGTAGTAATTGTTGCTATTTATTTTTTAGCAAACTAGGACTATATGTTGCATGGCTTACTTGAACGCAAACATTCCTGCCACGTATGCGCAGGTAAGAAGAGAATATCTATATGACCTTAAAGAGCACCATGGAGAAGTGGAAGACTGCTTACTCTTCGGGTTTGCATCGATTACAGGTCGTCCGATACTCTTCCATGCAATTATGGAAAACGGAGCTATATTCTACCGTTTGCCAATCTCTGCGTTCATACAAAGAGGATTTAAAACAAGTGAAGTTCCTAGGATGCGACTTGACGAGCTGGAGCTATGGAATTGCTTTAGTTACTATCCTAGCGTTACTTCTTTTGATGTCTTGGACGGTCAGTCCTGTAAATTCATAGGCAAAGATAAGAAATGGTATCCTGGTGCGTATCTTTTTACGGTTGACTGGGCACACCCAGAGAGTAATATAGTTGACACTGATCATTCGGAGATCCCGCAAGAACATAAATGCGCACACATACTAGCTCTTGAAAACGGCAACTATGCAGCTCAACCAAACAATAGATTAATCTGGAGCATTCCTTCCTTCACGGTGAAAGATGAAATACCGTTCGATTGGAAGGTTCAAACAAGTGATTGGAATGTTGAAGATGATCGTAAATGGGTAACAGAAGATACTGATAAGTACTTCTATGAAATTGAGGAAAAGAAAAAAAGTACATCCGAACTTTTACAAGAAGGTATGGATCTACAAAAAAAATTAGAGGAAGAGAATGAGTAAATGTAAAGATTGTTTGTGTGATTGTCACTGTAATGTTAGCGGACATTCAGATGCCAATGGTGTATGTGCATGCGAAAAATGTAATTGTAATCCGCAAGGAATTAAAGTAAACGACGATGAGTGTCTATCATGCCAATAGACGAAAAAAAAACTTGCAATATGCATACCAGAGAAAAAGAAAAATCAGGTACATGTTGTCAGGTAAAAGACGAACAAGAAAACGCAGAACAACAAACGTATGAACATTCTGTGTTTAAAACAAAGGAACAAAATGAATAAATTATGTTTAGTTCTTGCATTATTATTTGCATTAAGCGCCTGCTCGGTAGGCAAAAAATGTACCTATACACAAGATGGAACAAAACTCTCATCTTATGTATGGTTTTATAATGGTGACAAGCCAATTGATTTAGATAAAAACAATTGTAACTAGGATGAATGAAAAATTAATCACGGCACTACTCGCTATACTATTAGCGCTCGGAGGATGGACACTGCAACGTACATTCTCTCTTTCACAAGATATGGTTCTAATTAAAACCAAAGTGGAGATGATAGAAGATGAGGTATCAAATTTTAAAGATTCTAAGGGCAAGAAGAAGCGCAAGAGAAAAAAGAAACAAGTC